AACCGCCTACTGGTTGCGTAATGCTTGCTGATGGAGCATCTGGTTCAGCAACTGATGTACCAGAGGCAATATCATCAACTGTTGCCGAAGGCGTTATATTGCCTGTTGCGGTCGTAATGTCTTCAGTTTGAGAGTATGGATTTTCAGCAAGTTGTGTCAATCCACCAGTTGCAGGCTTTGCATTGTTTGCATCTGCTTCTGCAAGTGCATTCAAACCGCTTGCGACTGATCCTGTTTTTGCAACGCCACTTTGATCTTCTCCAGTAACAGCGTCGTCCAAACCAGAAGACTTAGAAAACCCAAGGACTGAATCAATGCCGTTATTTACAGCAGAATTAACGCCTACATTGACCAAGCCAGTAACTGGGTCTATTCCACGAATAGTGCTGTTTGTCAGGCTGGATGCAACGCTACCCGCTAATTTTGAACCTGTCTCGTCAGCAACTTCACTACCAACAAGATTTCCCAAAGTTCCACCAGCCAAGTTTGTTAAGTTGACATCGCCAGTTCTGACCAACTGATTGGTAACATTTGAAGCAACACTACCAGCCAATTTTGAGCCAGTAACGTCGGCAATTTCACTACCGAGTAAACCTGTTCCAAATGACAATCCAGTGCTTAACAACGCTTCATCAAGATGCCCGCCATTGGTTGCCGTATTGACTGCAATTTGACCAACAACTTTTGAAAGTGTGGGGTCAACGCCGGGCAACAAAGTCTCGCCAATTATTTGGCTAATGTTTTGTGCGCCTGTGGAAAGAGTCTGCCATGCATTTGTCATGGTCTCAGTCGCGGTGCTTGCCAATTCAGTCAATGTGCTTGTTTGTACCGCACCAGATGTGGCAGTGGTTACAGCCTCGGCAACAGTCGCGCCTTCATTTACCAAGGTCACAGCCTGAGTGGCCTCTGCAACAGTAGCGCCACCTTCAATTACAGTAGCGGCGGCAACAGTTTCCGTGCTGGCAACAGTCGTGATCGTTTGTGTTGCGTCAAGTATTGCAGTTCCAGTTTCAACGGCTTCTGCTGTTTCTGCAACTGTTAACACAGTTCCAGTGGCCCCAGCCTCTGCGGCAAAAAATTCAATAAGTTCTGGGGCCGCAATAGCAACAACAATTAGAAGCGGATTCTCAGCAACAACATCCACCACCTTGGTAGCAACGTCAAGAACTTCTTCTGCAATATCGCCAATAGCATCAACAATGCCACCAACAGTATCCTCAATAAAATCTGTTACGCCACCCATTATTTATGCTCCCTATTTGGGCCAACCTGAATGGTGATCTGATTTCCACCATCTTTAGTTTTTTGAATAATATATCCGCGCCCCGGTGGAAACTTTCTTGCAAGAACCTTAGCAAGACTCAAAATGGCTGGGTCGTGAAATTGGGAAACCAAAACATCAAACCCCACTTTATAAGCGGCATCAAGAAATATTTGAGTGTTATTAATAAAGTTTTGCGCAGTGTCGGCGTTAAGGGGGCGGAAGTATCCAGCGCCGGGGATTGGTGTTCTGTGTACTATAAACATGGTGTTGCCTTCACGCATTTTCCAAGTGTTAGGCATAGCAAATTCAATAGTTAACATCTCTTTGGCTTGCTTCATTGGGCGGCCAACTTTAGTATTGACAATGGCAATCTCAGCAATTTCTTCGCCAGTTAATTTCTTTTGTTTGCTGTCTACCATTTTCATTTACATCCCCCTTAATTTGGTTCTTTTCAGCATACTATTCAAGCCGCCAATTGAACCGCCTTTTGCGGCGTTTGCCGCTCCTGCCGCGCTAACCAAAGTTTTGCCACCAAAATTACCTTGTGCTACGTTGGTTCCAACATCAACAAGATTTAACGCTGGGTTATAAAGTTTTGCGGCAGTCCAAATCGGGCCAAGACTTTTTGTAATATCAGAAATGCCACCAGCAAGTTGGGTTAAAAAACCACCGCCCTTAGTGCCTTCAGAGTACGGGGTTGCATTACCTTGCGCATCCCATCTACCATGAAGGCGATAATCGTTATTTGGTGCAGTGGCATAGCGCCAATCACCTTCAAATCTTGTAAGTTTTCCATTAGCGTCATATTCAGCCTTTACAGGAAAACCATTAATATTTACATAATTAGTTGAACTATAACCACCAATGCCACCTTCACCATCATCACTCATTTCAATACCAGCAGTTTTTAATTTTCCGGGTACTGTGTATGTATATTTTCTTCCTTCGTCGTCAATTTCAGTCTTTTGTGTTGATGGTGTAAATTCTAATTGTGTTGGAAATCCAGTCTTTGTTATATCCAAAGGCGTAAGCATTTGAACTTGATAGTCTTGTATTTTTCCGCCATAAATTTCATTGGCAGTTTTTTGTAAATAAGGGGCTAATTTGTTGTACGCTTCAGGGCTGTATTGATAAATCTGATCTTGGAAAGACTTTGGCGCAACTAACTGGTTGTAATTATTTTGAATTTGATTTGCATCTAGACCGTAGTGTTCAGCAAGCACTTTGGCTAATTCAGGGGTCAGTCCACCATTAGATTTAATGGTGTCTGCAACTTCTTGTGGTGTTGCATTTGGATGTTGTGCAAACCAGTCGTCCGCTTTGTCTTTAGTTGAATATGTGCGCCCCTCTCCAGCGCCATGCTGGTTGTAATGGGAGGTTGCAAACTCCGCTGGAGTCATGCCATAGTTATTTTGTTTGTATGCCTCTGCAACATCTGGATTTTGTTGAAAATATGCATTAGGAGACAGTGCGGCTTGCTCTAAAGGAGAGCGCTTATCCAATTCCGCTTGCGCGGCTCCTTTGAATGTTGCCAATTCATTAGGGTCAACTTCATCGCCAAATACTGATTTCCAATAATCAACACCCGCTGTTTCGCCCTCACGACCAAGAACTGTTTGATACATTTGCTCCACGGTATTTGGTGTAGGAGGCGGTTCGGCTGGCTTGTCTTGTTGTGCAAGAGCCTGTTCTATTGCATTTATGTCTATACCAAACATACGTTACCCCGATACTTGCGTTGGTTGATTTACCGCGCCCACTAAAGCCTGCGCCCAATCATGCCAATTGTCATAGATGTAAGGGCCGGGGATACCCTCGTTGGTAAAAATATCAATAGCCTTCAAACCCGCCGCCCATGCCTGCCAATGCTCTTCATCCGCAGGTATAGCCAACTGCTGACCCGCATATGCCTCGCACATAAGACTAGCCCATGAGTCCCATGTGTGATATCGAGGATCGTAGACAAGCGCCAGTGCCATATTAACTTCCGTATGGACGAACATCGCCCAAATCCGCACTGAGCAATACCTTACCCATTTGGTAATCGCCACCCTGCACGTTACTGTTAAACCGCAATCTCAATTCACGGCGCTGTTCACGCATATCAACTTTGCCTGTGCTTGGCTCAAAGTAATATGGATCAGAAATCACATCGTCTTTTTGGGCAAATGGTCGACCAACAACTTGCAGTGACATAACGCCAGACTGGATAAAGTCAGGCTCAACTCTTTCAAGATGCAACCAACGGTTTTCTCCTACACCACCTTGAGGAATTTGTGGGGACTGTGATGGGCCACCACTGACCCAACCCAAGTCAGATGTCTCAAAGTAACTCTCAATAGCATCAAAAACCTGATCAATTACAGCGTCTGTGCCAATCTCATGTTGCCAAAGAATAATCTTATTTGGCACGCTTTGGAAGTTTGCAGACACAATTGCTGTGGCCGTGGCCGCACTAGAAAGCGTTAAGGTGTTGCCAGCAAATGAAACTGCGCCAGAAACCGCTCCAGAATTTACAATAGACAAAGTAACTGTTGTACCCACAACGCTGACAACCGTTGCGCCAGTTGCAATCCCTGTACCTGTTACCAGTTGATTCCTCAAGATTCCCGTTGCGCTTGCTACCGTAATGGTGCTTGCACCAGAACTACCCGTTGCAGTTGTTGCGGCTGAATTTGCCGCAATGGCAGAAATATACGCACCCGTAGGAACACCAGTTGCCACCACCAATTGACCATTTGCAATCTGATTATTGACTGACATGGTCACAGTAGCGCTTAAATTTGTTGTAGCAATATCTGCCGCAAACAGCGTTGCTTGAACACTCAATTCTGCGCCAGCATTGATGGGGTAATGGAAAACCTGTGAAAAATATCCAGCAGTGCGTTGAGCGCCATCAGAGAAACCAGCGTCATACCAACAATTTTCTCGAATGTTATAGATGATGCAGTTGTTGCATTCCTCGGAATCACCAGAGGGATAGAACCACCAAATCTCACCAAAACGAGGAACCTTAGTCGCCCAAACTTTTTGACTCTGCGCATAGTTTAGATTGTCAAAAAAGAAGTTTTGGTTCATGGAATTAGGGATTTCCTTAACCACGCCGTTGTATAACAAGAACCTATCAACGCCAATCCAATAATAGATTCCGTCGTATTCAATTACGCATTGCGATGACAAAATAGAAGACTGGCTAGAAATAATGTCATAGCGCCAATAGAACGTCGATGTTGTTCCGCCAACACTAATTGTTGTAGGCGTATAAGAAACTCGAATCAATGAGTCTAAAGCCCAGAACAAACCAGAAGGAGCATTAGAGCCACCCCTTACAGGTAAGCCCTTAACAATCTTTGTGGAGGCAACATTGGCCTCATTGGAGTCCGCGCCGTTCCAATTGTATGGATCACCAGCAACTGAGTTTTTGATTAAACCGTTATCACCATACACAAAAACGTAAGGGTGCAAAACACATACGCCACCAGCAACAGAAATGGTTTCTCCTGTGGGGCTTGGGCCATTAATATCGCGCAATGGTTGCATAGCCAAGCCGTCAATGTTTCCAGCCAAAACTGGGGTTGATACGGTTTGGTCAATTTGCGCCAAGTTGAGGCCGGGGTGCGCCAACAACAATTGGTTTCCAGTTCCCTGCGAATCAAACGAAGAATCAAATTGCCAAAGATTCAAATCGTTTGCAGTAAACCCATCGTCAATTGTTGCCACCTTAATTGAGAAGCCGCTTCCAGTGCCACCAATACTGGCCGCCGTTGCACTTAAGGTATCGCCTGCGGCGTAGCCATCTCCAGCCGCCGTAAGCGTAACCGCAGTTACAGAGCCACCAGAGACCACAATGGTGGCCTTTGCGCCTGTGCCAGAGCCACCAGTTAGGCTTACTGCTGTGTATGTTCCGTTGGTGTACAACGTGCCACCCACAAGCGTATTGAGCGTTAAGATGAAGCCGTTAAAAACAAATTGGTTGACACCGCCACCAATACCAAGATTGTCAACATTAATGACTTCAAGGCCAGAACTGTATCCATTAAAAACTTGGTTAACACCATCAGCAGAGTTAACGTAAATGCCTCGAGATAATCCATTTGCCTGTTGAGTAATGGCTCGATATCCTGCTATTTTGCGTGGGCGACCGCGTTGAAACCTAACCCAACGGCCATCGCTATAAAAGTTTTTATCGAAGAAAGTACCATCCCGTTGAATGCCGGGTTGGGTATCGATTGAAAAAACTTTTTTAGCCATCAATAAGTCCCGCCAGCAATCCCGCCAGAGAATGTTCCAGTACCCACAACAGCAATTCCAGAAGCGGAAACCGTTAGGCGCAGTGCTCCCAATATTGCAACATTGAACTCACCCGAAGCGGCGCGGTAAACGCCAGTCGTTGTTTCTGACGAAAAGTTCAAAGATGGAGCGCCAACAGAACCGTTGTTCAAACTGATGTTTGATGATCCAGCCAATACCGTATTGGCGTTGTATAAATTAACAGAGTCACAAACCAATGTGGCTTGACTACCAGCAGTTAAAACAGCCGTAGCGCCAGAACCTGTTGAGATTGTGACGGTGTAGCCACCCGAGGTCTCGTTAAGAATGTAGTACACCTGAACCGTTGACGGAACAATAATGGTGACATTTCCAGTCAATGTGCCAGTATATTTTTGAATGACGTTTGAGGCTTCTACCGCTGTAAGCGTGTAAGTGCCATTGGTAACAGCCTTGGATAGTTGAGTAAACGCAAATTGCGTAGACTTACCCAATCCAACCGTATAGAACTGCGTTCCGTTACAAACAATAATACAAGAATCAGTTGGCTGAAGAACAATAGAAGCAGACCCGTTGATTAGGTTTCCGCTAGTTCCAGTAACAGTTAGAGCACCAGTTCCACTGTTGCGAACAAACATGAACCAGTTATCCCCAAGCGTAGACGCAAGGGTCAAGGTCAAAGTTCCAGCGCCACCTGTCCACACATAAGTGCTTGAGCGATCTGAATCTAGAGCCGTGTAATTTGAAGAAAAGGTTGTGACTGGCTGGCTTTGATTCAACGTCTGACCAATAGCCAACAGCCCGTATCCAGCCAATGTGGCCGCATCTGCGCCAGAGGAGCCAATTCCGTAAGCAATGATGCCCCAAGTGCCAAATGTTGTGGCATTTGTAGTGATGTAAATGTACTGCGCCTGACCAGCGGCAACCGTAACAATTGTGTTTGCGCCAGTAAAATCTTTAACAGTCAGAGCAACAGAGCCGACATTACGGATCAAGGCATCTTGACCAACCGAGGCTTGATTGGCAGGAGGCATCCACAACTCGTTTGCCGTGGTGGTGGTTGACACCTCCATAATTCGAGCGGCGGCATCATCAGTGGTTGTTCCATTGATAGGCCACGTCAATTGCAAATCATTCGTCAGAATGATGCGACGATACGATACGTCAGTTGGTTGGATGACGTTACCAGTAAAAGGGCTGTTGTAACTCATTATGAATCCACCGCTACGGCTTGACGATCAGCCAGTCTCAACTTATCTTCAGCCATCAAGGTTTGCATGATAAGGTCATAGTTTTGTTGCCACATAGGCATACGCTCATCGTTCTTAAGGAACGGCATAGCCTGAAGCAAAGAGCCATACAGCAACGCCTGCGGGGCGTATATGGTGAACCAGTTCGTCTGGTTGGAAGAATCAAGCGGCTGAATCCGCTCGTAGTACAAAACCTCAAACTCGTAGGCGGCGGCTGGTGTAGGAGCAACAAGCCAGTGCGTATAGTCGTAGTCGCCAAAGTAAGCAGGCACGCCTGTCACGGTTGCATTAGGGTTGTACTCGCGTAAGTATTCGTACTTACGAAGCAACACTGGCTGGCGCACTCCAGCAACGGTGACGTTCATTGAAACGGTTTTGTGCCAGCGTGCGGGCTTGTCAATGATGGGTTGACCAATCACCATTGTGCTGGTGTTGACGGTCATGTTGCCCAAGAACTTA